TTGGTTCTGTTGCAAGCTCAACAAAAACTCAACGAAAACGCTGCTGTAATGTCACCACGTTACGCTACCGTAAACCCTGCCGCTAACGCTGGTTTGGTTGAAGGTATGAAGGGTTTGTTTAACCCAACTGACACTATCAGCAAGCAGTTCAAGAACGGCATGATGGGTACTGGCGTATTGGGCTTTGACGAGATCAACATGTCTCAGTCAATCAAACAACACACCACTGGTTCACGTGACGCTTCTGCTTCTACTTTGGTTAAGACCCCTGGTGTAACTAGCGAAGGTGCTTCTACAATTCTGTTGGAACAAGGTTCTGTAACAACTACAATCAAAGCTGGTGACGTGTTTACCATTGCTGATTCGTTTGCTGTTAACCCACAGACCCGTGAATCTACAGGTTCATTGTTCCAGTTTGTTGCTTTGGCTGACGCTACTGCTGTTGCCGGTACTTGGACTGTAACCGTTGCACCTATGTACTCAGCCAATCACGCACTGGCTACCATGACTGCTTTGCCTGTTACCGGTAAGGCTGTAACCTTTGTGGGTGCTGCTTCTAGCCAGTACGCACAGAACTTGGTTTACCACAAAGATGCTATCACCTTCGCAACTGCTGACTTGTTGTTGCCACAAGGTGTTGATATGGCTTCACGTGCTGTTCACAATGGTATTAGCTTGCGTGTTGTTCGTCAGTACGACATTAACAATGACCGTATGCCTTGCCGTATTGACGTACTGTATGGTTACAGCACAATTCGTCCACAGATGGCTTGCCGTATTTGGGGCTAATCTGAATCAAGGATCGGAATTAAATTCCGATCCTTTCTCGTATCATATTGAAAGGAATTTATCATGGCTCTCCCTAATGGCGCAGGCGGTTACCAAGTTGGTGACGGCAATCTTGGCGAAATCAGCTTTTCTAACACTAGCGCACCCGTTGCTTTGACTGGTGCATCTGTTACTATTACTGCGGCTAACTTGGCTGCTGGTGTGTGCACTATGGATTCCGGCAGCACTAGCGCTGGTACTTATGTGTTTCCCACTGGTGCATTGATTGATGCTGCATTTCCTAGCCTTAAAGTTGGTTCAACATTTGATTGTTCTTTTATCAACATTGGTGACGATGCAGGAAATGACGTAACTTTTACTGCTGGTACTGGTAACACTTTAGTTGGTAACGATGTGATTCAAGATGCGTTGACTAAAACTAACAACACATCTGGTACATTCCGTTTCCGCAAAACAGGTGACGCTGCGTACACCATTTACCGTATTGGTTAATTAATGCCCCTTCGGGGGCTTCTAAAGGATTTATCATGCCTAATACCAAAGCCGTCGGTGTTGCATACAGTGATCCTGAACTTGTAGCAGGTACTACCATTTCTGGTGCTACTATTACAGGTTCTACTATCACAGGTGCTACACTTACAACCGCTACAGTTAGTGGTACTTTTACATCTACTGCTACCAGCGGTCCAGTAGTTGCAAATGGTACAGCGGGACTGTATTTTTTAACAACTGCTATTACCGCAGGTACAACAACTACTACTGCTCCCGCAGGGTCGTTGGCGACAACAACCAACGCTACTGGCGCTGGTAAGTTGTTTACGTCTGTTGCAGGTAAGTGGGAATTTCCTCTCTTTACTTAATTGAACGGGGCTTTGTCCCCGTTTCTAACTTATGCCAAACATCTATCTTAAGCATCCTGTACATGGTGCAAAAGTTGCTATTTCTGACATGGAAGTAGAATATGATGAAGCCGAAGGCTGGATACGTTACAATCCAGAAACGCCATCGGTGGAGATAGCGGCAGAATCATCGGATTTATCTATTCCGTCATTCTTAGAATCCGTAAATCATCTTAAACGGGGCAGACCCCGAAAAGCAGCAAACTAATCAGGAGTTAACATGGCAACGTACACCGCTGGTGATCAAATAAATCGAGCGTTACGATTGCTAGGTGTGCTTGCCGAAGGTGAAACACCGTCTGCTGCTACATCACAAGATGCGTTAATGTCTATGAATCAAATGATTGATTCGTGGAATACAGAACGCCTTTCGGTATTTAGCACACAAGATCAAGTGTTTACATGGCCTGCTGGTGAAATTACTCGCACTTTGGGTCCTAGTGGTAACTTTGTGGGTCAGCGTCCTATTTTGATAGATGATGCTACTTACTACCGTGACCCAGGCACAAACGTATCGTTTGGTATTAAATTCATTAATCAGCAACAATACGACGGTATTGCTGTTAAAACTGTTACATCTACTTATCCACAGGTGATATTTGTCAACATGACATATCCCGATGTGACAATGACCATTTACCCAAAACCAACTCGTGATTTGGAATGGCACATCATATCGGTAGACCCGTTAAATGAACCAGCTAATTTGTCTACAGTTTTAGCATTTCCACCTGGTTATCTCCGTGCGTTTACTTACAACTTGGCTATGGAACTTGCACCTGAATTTGGTATAGAACCTTCACCGCAAGTACAACGTATTGCAATGACCAGTAAACGTAATCTGAAACGTATAAACAATCCAGATGATGTAATGTCAATGCCTTACGCTATTGTTGCTACTCGTCAACGGTTTAATATTTACGCTGGTAATTACTAATGGACTCACCCATCCTTGGTTCTAGCTATGTGACCCGTAGTGTTAATGCTGCGGATAATCGCATGGTAAATATGTACCCCGAAATAATACCGGAAGGTGGTAAAACTGCGGCTTTTCTATCACGCTGTCCAGGACTTCAACGATTGGTTGCCGTTGGTTCTGGTCCTATTCGTGGGTTATGGGTACTTAAAGAATATTTGTACGCTGTGTCCGGTAACACGGTTTATCGACTAAACGTGATCGGTGATAGCACTCGTTGGAAAGTTAAACCTTTAGGTACAGTTACTGGTACTGGTCCAGTGTCTATGTCAGACAACGGTACTCAAATATTTATTGCTTGTAACCCTGACGGTTACATTTACAACGCTGTTACCGAAGTGTTTGCCAAAATTACTGATCCTGATTTTCCAGGCGCGGTTAAGGTTGGTTATCTTGATGGTTACTTTGTATTCAATGAGCCTAACAGTTCACGGGTATGGGTGACTCAATTATTAGATGGTCTATCTGTTGATCCATTAGACTTTGCTAGTGCAGAGGGTGATCCTGATGGTTTGGTTTCTTTAATTGTAGATCACCGTGAGGCATGGTTGTTTGGTAGCAACTCAATTGAGGTTTGGTACAACGCCGGTTTACCGGACTTTCCATTACAGCGTATTCAAGGCGCTTTTAATGAAATTGGTTGCGAAGCGCCCTACTCGGTTGCAAAACTCGACAATGGTCTATTCTGGCTTGGTTCTGATGCACGTGGGCGCGGTATTGTTTATAGAGCTAACGGTTACACAGGTCAACGCATTTCTACACATGCTGTCGAATGGCAAATTCAGCAATACGCTGATATGTCGGACGCTATCGGTTACACCTATCAGCAAGACGGACACGCTTTTTACGTGTTAATTTTCCCAAGTGCTCAAACAACTTGGGTTTACGATGTAGCAACACAAGCATGGCATGAACGTGCAGGTTGGTCTAACGGAAATTTTGTCCGTCATAGATCAAATTGCCAAGCTGTATATGACAATAAAATTGTTGTTGGTGATTTTGAAAACGGAAACATTTACGCTTTTAGTTTAGAAGAATACGCTGACAATGGTCAAATTCAAAAATGGCTACGTTCGTGGAGAGCGTTACCAACAGGTGCAAATAATTTAAAACGGTCAACCCAACACAGTTTACAAATTGATTGTGAAACTGGTGTAGGTACTAACACAGGTCAAGGTTCTGACCCTAAACTTATGTTGCGGTGGTCTGACGATGGTGGTCACACTTGGTCTAATGAACGTTGGTTGCCAATGGGAAAGATTGGCGAGTATTTCCGTCGCTCTTTTGCCCGTAGATTAGGTATGACGTTAAAATTGCGTGATCGTGTATATGAAATTTCTGGCACTGACCCTGTAAGAATAACCATTATGGGCGCTCAACTTTACGTAACGCCTACCAATGCCTAATCCATTAAACATTACCAATATTCCATCTAACCGTGTTGAGTTAATCGACTCGCGCACAGGTATGGTTTCGCGTGAATGGTATCGGTTCTTCTTAAATTTGTTTAATCTTGCAGGGTCTGGTAATAATCAAACATCACTAGATGATTTGCAGTTAGGTCCACCACCATTACCAGATTCTGGTGGTGGCGGTGGGTCTGGTACTGTTACTTCTGTGGACATGACAGTACCTACTGGATTATCAGTTTCTGGTAATCCTATTACAACCAGTGGTACGCTTGCGGTTACTTATACAGCAGGTTACAGTATTCCAACAACAATTAAACAAGCTGAATGGGATACCGCTTATGCTGATCGCCTTAAATGGGACGGTGGTGCAACCGGTTTAGTGGCAGCAACTGGACGCACTTCGTTGGGTGCTACAACAGTAGGTTCTAATTTTTTCACATTGCCTAATCCTAGCGCAATTACATTTGTACAAGTTAATGCGGATAACACCATCACTACGATGGATGCTCCTACTTTTAGAACTGCAATTGGTGCAGGAACGGGCAGCGGTACAGTAACGTCCGTAGGCGGTACAGGTACAGTTAGTGGTCTAACATTAACCGGTACTGTAACTACATCTGGCAATTTGACGTTGGGTGGTACTTTATCCGTTACACCATCGGATTTTGCATCACAATCTGCTAATACTTTTTTAGCTGCGCCAAGTGGTACAGCAGGTGTACCCACATTTCGTAGCATAGTAGCCGCAGATGTTCCTGCTCTTAGTTATGTTAGTTCGGTTGGTGTATCAGCACCAATTACATCAACTGGTGGCTTAACTCCTACGATTGGTATTACTCAATCAAGTAC